GCTAAACCCCGTAAACTGGTTGTCCCACCTGCGTTGCAGTTTGTGGCTACTCGTTTGCTGGAAACTGAGCTTCGTACCGCTACTGCGGATAACGACATCAATGCTATGCGTAGCATGGGGTCAATCCCGCAGGGTTACGCAGTTAACCATTACCTGACCGATACTAACGCATGGTTCTTGTTGACTGACGTTCCTAACGGACTCAAACACTTCGTACGTACTCCTATGCAAACCTCTATGGATGCTGACTTTGATACCGGCAACAGCCGATACAAAGCTCGTGAAAGATACTCCTTTGGTGTATCTGACCCACTAGGCATCTTTGGTTCAGAAGGTGCGTAAGTAGTTACCTGACGGTAAATGGATTGGGGTACTTCGGTACCCCTTTCTTTTTTGTAGAATTTAATTTAGTATAATATCTGGGTGAAAATTTAGCGTAGTAGACAGGTACACACCCACCTGACGTTGCACAGACTATTACGCTAATCCTTGTGCAAGGGGTATATTATGGCTTCCACCACTTTTTCAGGTCCGGTGACATCAACTGCCGGTTTTATTTCTGGTTCAGATTCTTTAGTTTCAGTTACTGCTAACGCAACTTTAACTTCTGCTGCCAATGCAGGTCGTACAATGAACTTTAACGTAGCGTCTGGCGCTACAGTTACATTACCAGCAGCTTCTGGTACAGGTAATATTTATCGTTTTTTCGTACAAACTACTGTAACTTCAAATAGTTATAAAATCCAAGTAGCAAACGCAAGTGACACTATGTCAGGCATTGCTATTGTGGCTAACGATGCTGATAACTCAGCGTCTATTTTTGAAACTGCTGCTGATACAGACACTATTACACTTAACGGTACAACTACTGGCGGTATTTTAGGTGCTACTTGTGAAATCCAAGATATAGCAACTAATAAGTTCTCTGTTGTTCTACGTGGCGCAGCTACTGGTACTGAAGCTACTCCGTTCTCAGCCGCTGTTTCTTAATAGGGGGTGAATCATGGGTAAGCTCAATAGTAATGTAATGGGCAAAAAACGGGCAGCTCGAAAGGTTGCCCCTAAAAAAGCTGCCCCTAAAAAGGCGCCTAAAAAGAAAAAGGAGTAAGGTATGCAATATGATATTTGGGCTATTACACCCTCTACAAGTGCTACTTTGCTTAAAGCTGCGGCGTCAATAGGCGGCGCTGGCGCTGTTACTTTATTGACCAACGACGTAAGTTCGTACGGTACTGGGTATAAATTGTTATTTACCTCTGCCGGTAATGATGCAGGTATTACCTTTACTATTACTGGGATTAAGGTAGGCGATTTAACTGGTGCGTACACTACTGAAGTAGTTACTGGTGCTAACGCCAGCACTGCTAGTTCTACAAACTTCTACACCTATGTGGACAGTATTGTGGCTAGTGGGGCTTCAGCAGGCAACGTAAGTATTGGCACTACGGGCTCTTTGGCGTTACCGAGGACTCGGATTAAGAGTTTATACTACGTAGGTACGGCAAATGCTGGCGCCATCAAAGTAAACGTAAACAGTGCTAGTGGGCCGCTGCTGCTTCAAATTGATACCCCGGCGGGCGCTGGTTCGTTTTCTGACAGTGTGACAATACCCAATGAAGGTATCCTGACGACGCGTAGTAGCAAAACTGATTTTGCTGTTGTTACGCTAACTGAAATTACCAACATAACGGTGTTCTGTGGCTAGTAAACCTAAAAGTAAACGGGACCCTCGACTCGCTAGAGCGGGGGTTTCTGACTTTAACAAACCCAAAAGGACGCCTAGTCATCCTACGAAGTCCCACATTGTTGTGGCTAAAGAAGGGGATAAGGTAAAAACTATTAGGTTTGGGCAGCAAGGTGTAAAGACTAATCAGACTGTTGGGCAGCGTGAAGCATTCAAGTCCCGTCATGCTAAGAACATCAGTAAAGGCAAGATGAGCGCGGCTTATTGGGCAGACAAGGCGAAATGGAGCCCCAGTAAGACAAAATCATCGTCTAAGAAATGGGTTAAAGGGTCTTAATATGCCAGCAAAAAGTGCTAAACAACGGCGCTTCATGGCTGCTGTAGCAAATAACCCTAAGTTTGCAAAGCAAGTTGGAGTTACTCAATCTGTAGGAGAAGAGTTTATGAAGAAAGAAAGAGGTATGAAAAAAGGCGGTATGGCTAAAATGGGCTATATGGGCGGCGGTATGGTCAAGAAGTACCGTAAAGGTGGTAAAATTGATGGTTGTGCTATGCGAGGCAAAACTAAAGGACGCATGGTCTAATGCGCGAGTGTCGTGGCATGGGGGCTATTAACCCCGCTAAAATGCCTACACCAGCCTTAAAAGAGGGTGGTAAAGTTGAATCTCGCGTTAACGAAGCTGGAAACTACACTAAGCCCGGTATGCGTAAGCAGATGTTTGAGCGCATAAAAGCTGGTGGTAAAGGCGGTAGACCCGGGCAGTGGAGTGCTAGGAAGGCTCAGATGCTTGCTAAAGAATATAAAGCCAAAGGTGGCGGGTATAGAGACTGATGGCGCTACGTAAGTCGCAAAAGTCACTTAAATCATGGACTAAGCAAAAGTGGCGTACAAAAAGTGGTAAGCCTTCTACACAGGGGGCTAAAGCTACAGGAGAACGGTATCTGCCAGAGAAGGCAATAAAAGCGCTTTCTTCTAAGGAGTATGCGGCTACAAGCAGGAAGAAGCGTGTGGATACTAAAAAAGGTAAACAGTTTTCTAAACAGCCTAAAACGGTTGCTAGTAAAGTAAAACGGCATAGGAAGGTTAGGTAATGGCGAAAGGCGTAAAACATTACTTTAAAGACGGCACCGAGCATAAAGGGGGTATGCACAAGCACCCAGACGGTACGTTGATGGCTGGTAAAACCATGTCAAATAATTCAAAAAAGCTGTACCACTATGGCAGTTTAACTAAAGCTGCTAAAGAAAAGGCTCGTAAGAGCTGGAGAGTATAATGGCTACATCAGGTACTACAGCATTTACAATGGACTTCACGGAAGTAGCCGAGGAAGCGTGGGAGCGTGCAGGGCGTGAGATGCGCTCAGGGTATGACCTACGTACTGCTAGACGGTCTATGAACTTAATGACTATCGAATGGCAGAACCGTGGAATCAACATGTGGACTATTGAGGAAGGTACGTTAAACCTTGTCTCAGGAACTGCTACTTACAGCCTACCAGCCGACACTATTGATTTACTAGAACATGTTATCCGTACGGGTAATGGCAATGTGACTACTCAGGCAGACCTGAGTATTTCGCGTATTAGCGTGTCTACATACTCAACTATACCGAACAAGCTCTCTCAGGGGCGTCCTATCCAGATGTATATAGACCGTGGTAGGGATAATCCCTCAGTTACAGTATGGCCTGTGCCTGACCAAGGGACTGCTGAAAGCCCGTATTATGTAATGAAATACTGGCGTATGCGCCGTATTGAGGATGCCGGTAGTGGTGTACAAACACCGGATATGAATTTTAGGTTCTTCCCTTGCTTGGTAGCTGGGTTGGCGTATTATATTGCTATGAAAGACCCCGAATTAGCAGTAAGGTTGCCTATGCTGAAAGCAGAATACGAAGAGCAGTTTAGGCTGGCAGCAGAAGAAGATAGGGAAAAAGCCCCCATTCGTTTTGTCCCTCGTATGTATAATATGAGGTAGTTATGGGGTACAGGTACGCTTCTGATAATAAAGCCCTTGCCTTATGCGATATATGCGGGTTTCAGTATAAACTACGAGAATTACGTAGTACGATTAAAAAAGGTAAAATCACCGACATAAAGGCATGCCCTGAGTGTTGGAACCCAGACCACCCACAGCTACATTTGGGTGAGATACCGGTAGAGGACCCACAAGCATTAAGGGACCCAAGACCGGATTCTGCGGAGTTAGTGAGCAGTAGGGACTTTCAGTGGGGTTGGAGTCCAGTAGGGTTTAATAATAATGACGGGCTAACCCCTGATAATTTAGAAGCTACAGGTGGGTTAGGAACAGTAACAGTAACGACAAGCTAGGGTATCGATATGAAAATGAAAGAAGCAAAAGTAAAAAATGTAGGTGGTGTAAAAGAGTACCCAGCCGGTACTGACGTTAATAAACCCATAAACATGAAAACTAAAGGCGTTAAAATGCGTGGTGCTGGTGCTGCTACAAAAGGTACTATGGCACGTGGTCCTATGGCCTAAGAGGGTATTCTGGTGAATTACACCGAGCTAAAAACAAACATACAGGACATATGTGAGGATTCGTTCAGCGACGACGTTCTTGCTATGTTTACTGAGCAAGCAGAACAGATTATATATAACACTGTTCAGATACCTGCTTTGCGTAAAAACCAGACCGGCAACACTACTTCGGGTAATCAGTACCTAACAGCACCTTCTGATATGTTGTATGTGTATTCGTTAGCCGTCATTGATGGTAGTGGCAACTATACTTATTTGCTAAACAAAGATACGAACTTTATTCGAGAAGCCTATCCTGCTGTAGCCAGTACTGGTCAGCCAGTACATTATGGTATTTTTGACGACGATACTTTTATTTTGGGACCTACACCAGACTCTAATTACTCAGTCGAAATACACTATGGCTATTACCCAGAATCCATCGTAACCGCAGGTACTACGTGGCTTGGGGACGAGTTTGACTCTGCCCTGCTTAATGGTGCTTTGGTGCAAGCTGCACGGTTTATGAAAGCTGAACCTGATATTGTTGCTAACTATGAAAAAATGTATGTGCAGTCCATAGCCCTATTGAAAAACCTTGGGGATGGAAAATTGCGTGAAGACACATACCGCTCTGGACAAGTTAGGAGAGAGGTAGCTTAATGCAAGGCGTAGCAGCAAAAAATACTGATGCGTTTGATGTCAAGGTGTACACCACAAACAATCGTGGGTTTACCCCTGAAGAGCTTGCAGAACGTGCTGTAGAGAAACTTATCTCTATTAGTGAAACTGCCGACCCTATGGTAAAAGCACAGGCTATGGTCTTTAAAGAGCAAATTAAACAAGTAATGGTGTTTTACATGAACGAGTCAATAAGGTCATATAAAACAACACTTTGCGCTGAACTAGCAAAACAAGGCCATGCTGATATGGCTAAAATTATTATTAATATATAGAGGGTTTAACAATGGCTATTTCTCAAGCTATGTGCACCAGCTTTAAAGTAGAACTCCTTGACGGGATTCATGCTTTTGGCACTACGGTAGTACGAGCAGGTACAACTGATGATACATTTAAAATTGCGCTTTACACTTCCTCTGCGACGCTAGACGCTACTACAACGGCGTATTCCGTAACCAATGAAGTGAGTGGTACTGGGTATTCTGCTGGCGGTAATACACTTACCGCAGTGGCTCCCACTAGCTCTGGAACAACAGCGTATACCGACTTCAACGATACTACTTGGTCTACAGCTACAATTACTGCAAACGGTGCCTTGATTTATAACAGCACCCAGTCTGATAAAGCTGTTGCTGTATTGGCTTTTGGTGGCGATAAAACATCGACTGCGGGCGATTTTACTATTCAGTTCCCAACTGCTGACGCTAGTAACGCTATTATCCGTATCGCGTAAGTTAAATCATGGCCTCATCTAATGAATATATAGGATGGGGCTCTGGACCGTGGAGTAGGGGGCGCTGGGGGCTTGACCTTACCGAAATATACGTCGACGGTTCTCAGGGCACCACAGCCGTAGGTACCGTTGTTGCATCGGCAGGAGCTACCGTCAGCGTTACCGGGGTATCAGCTACAACTGTCCTTGGTAATACCGCTGTAGTTGCTGAAGCTAATGTAGCTGTTACTGGCGTTTCAGCTTTTGGTAGTGCGGGCACAGTATCTATTATTACAGACGCTAACATTGATGTTAGTGGGGTTGAAGCTACTGGTACCCTAGGCTCAGTTGTAGTAGCTGCTGGTGCAAATGTCTACCCAACCGGCGTTGAAGCTACTGGTAATACAGGCTCTGTAACGGTTACAGCCGCCGCAAATATATCTGTAGTCGGGGTTGGAGGCACAGGTAATACCGGCTCTGTATCTGTAGTAGCCGAAGCCAATGTATCCCCAACAGGTGTTGAAGCCACAGGCGAAACAGGCACAGTAACTGTAGCTGCCGACGCTATTGTAGCTATAACTGGGGTATCCGCTACTACAGCACTAGGCACAGCCACCGTAACTGGCGATGCTAACGTAAGCCCTACCGGCGTTGAAGCCACGGGGGCAACTGGAAGTGTTAGCGTTACGGGTGAAGCTATAGTAGCTGTAACTGGGGTATCAGGAACCACAGCTCTTGGTACAGCCACCGCGAAAGCAAATGCCGATGTAAGTCCTAGTGGGGTAGAAGCCACGGGAGCAACAGGAAGTGTAGCTGTTACCGGCATAGGAAACGTCGAAGTCACCGGTGTTTCTGGTACCAGCAACTTAGGTACTGTAGAAGTAAGAAACGCACAAACAGTTAGTGTTACAGGCGTTTCAGGTACTCTAAGCCTTGGTACTGCCACCGTAACTGCGGGCAGTTCTGTACTTGTAACAGGTGTAAGTGCTGTTGGATATGTAGGGAATGTGTTGGTTTGGGGTCAGATAGTGCCTAACCAAAACCCAAATTATCAAGTTATAGATGATGCACAGATGCCAAATTGGAGTACAATAAGTGAATCACAAAACCCAAATTGGGAAGATATTGCGGCTTAAATATGTTAAAAGTAAACGAAGCTAAAGATTTAGGGGGCACCATAGACCCCAAACATGAAATAGAAATTCTATGTGCTGCCTGTGGGTTTGACCTAGATGAGTCTGAGTTAGAAGCAGATAGTTGCTCTGATTGTGGGGCTTCTTTAAGTTTAAAACAGAATACTAAAATATACGCAACAAGTATCCCAGCCGCCGAAGGCGATACGTTAGTGTAGCAGCACCGGAGAATATAAATGGCTACTTATGATAATGACCTTAGATTAAAAGAAATCGCTACTGGCGATGAGGACGGTACTTGGGGTACTTCTACTAACCTCAACCTAGAGCTTATTGGTGAAGCTCTGTCGTATGGCACACAAGATTGCTTTGCTACCGATGCTGACGCCACTACTACTGTAGCAGACTCCACTACAGACCCAGCAAGGTCGATGTATTTTAAAGTAACTTCTTCTGCTACGTTAACTGCTACACGTACCCTGACTATTGGGCCAAACACTATATCGCGTGTCATGTGGATAGAGAATGCTACCACTGGCAGCCAAAGCATCAGTATTTCTCAGGGTTCTGGGGCAAACGTCACTATTCCAACAGGGGATGTGAAAGTTGTTTACCTAGACGGTGCAGGTTCAGGTGCTGCTGTAGTTGATGCGTTTACAAACTTAAACTTAGCGGACGTTTCTAGCTTAGTAGCTACTACAGTAGACATAAATGGCGGGACTATTGATGGGACTACCATTGGTGGTTCGAGCGCCGCTGCTGGTACGTTTACTTCTCTCACCGCTACAGGTGGCGGGTCTTTAACTGGCACTTGGTCTGACCTTGGTTCCGTAACTACAGTAGATATAAACGGTGGAACCATTGACGGTACTACTATTGGTGGTACCACACCAGCAGCCGGAACTTTCTCTACATTTGCCACAACTGGTGCAGCCACTTTAGGCGCTGGCACCAATCTTGGCTTTGATTCTGCTGCTACTGTATCTTTAGATGTTGGCGATAGAACTGACGCTATGCACGTTCCATCTGGAACAACAGCCCAAAGACCAACAGGTACTAATGGATATTTCCGATATAACTCTGATGACGGCAACTTTGAAGGCTATGCCAATGGCGCATGGGGTTCAGTAGCTGGTGGAGCTAATATCACCATAGACAGTATGACTGGCGATGGCGTAGATACTACCCTGACACTATCAGTAGCCCCAGACACAGAAAACAACACATCTGTGTATATTGATGGGGTATATCAAAATAAAACAACCTACAGCGTTTCAGGCACTACCCTGACCTTTACCACAGCACCGCCTTCTGGTTCTCTAGTTGAGGCTTCAGTAGTATCTACTGCTACTTTGGATACCCCTGCTGATGGCTCAGTGACTCCATCTAAAATAGGTAGTGGTGACTTTGTTTTCTCTGGTGATGTGACAGGCTTAACTATCAACGCTACAGGAGACACTTCCGCAGGTGACGCAGCAACAATGGGCTACACAGCTACAGAAGGGCTTATATTA